CGCTTGCGGTAGTTCATCGGGTTTTCACCGGAGAACGGGGTCGGGGCTTTTTTGCCACATGCTGCATAGGCGGAGTCGGCTTTAGCCTGGGCTTCAGTGAGTTCAGAGTCAGCTTTCGCCTTCTCAGCCTCGTCGGCTTTGGCTTTCTCCTCATCAGCCTTACGCTGTTCCTCATCCTTTTCAGCGTCGGCTTTCGCCTTTTCTTCATCGGCTTTTTTCTGCGCTTCGGCCTCGTCGGCTTTACGCTGCTCTTCGTCTGCTGCGTCAGCTTTTGCCTTCTCTTCGGCATCGGCTTTGGCTTTTTCATCAGCTTTTTTCTTTGCCTCTTCGTCGGCGTCAGCACGGGCTTTAAGCCCCTGCTCCAGCGAGTCCATGCGTGAAGAAAAACTCGTGAGCTGGGTGTTTAAGCCAGCCATCGCGTCCCCGATAACTTTCGCGAGAAGCGTCTGAACCTGTTGTTCATCCATATCGATATCACCTGTGTTAGTTACTTCGACCCCGGAGGCGGGGCCACCTTTATCCCAGACGCCGCGACCGCCATGCTCTTTCGTCACAATTGCAATGTGATCGATCAAGAATGGCTGGCCCTCGATGCAGAAGTTCGCATCTCCTTCTTTGACGTTTATCGTTTCGTCACCCAGCAGAACTGCCGGGCTGGTTGAGATATCCTCTATTGCGGCTTCATCCGTGATCTGATCCACGATGTCCTTTACGTAGATTCGGCACACAGCCCAGACTTCATCGCCGCGAATGTATGGCAGCATGACGCCGCCAACGACGCGTGTTTTGAAATCCTCCTCAGTCAGCGTCACCGTTTCAGGGTGGTTAAGTACCACCGGGAGGCCGTTGCAGCGCTGAAGGAAGTAGTCGTTCAGATAGAGGTTAGGGTCGCGCCAGACGTGCTCGACCAGCCCGCTTCGGTAGGACAGCCCTGTTCCGGTAATGCGCAGGTTGACCAGCCACATGTTGTTGAATTTGACGGGTGAGGCTAACGTGCCATCCCGTATCCGCTGAGCGGCATCAAGTTCCGTAAAGCTCACGTTTGCCTTTCTCCGTTAAAAATTCTTCGGGTAATTTCTGCGGTGCGTAGATCGGATAAACCTGACAGCTGCAAAACACCTCTTCGCCCGCCGCTGTGATTTCGTCGTAGTAGCCATATACGGGTTTGATCAGCCCCTGCTCCACGGCCCACGAATCGCGAACCAGGTAAATCAGGGTGTCGCGCTTTTTATGATCTTCGCGAAAGTTGTAGCCAGGTCTCCTCCACGGCGAGGCCCAGCGAAACGCGATAGCGCCGCCCTGTATCGAGAGAAGATATTTCACGTTGCTTGAAAGCTTATGGCCCTGGTCGATGGCCACTCGTCGGCTGATATAATCGAGGTCGGCGACGGACTTCCCGAAGGCGGATTTCTGGGCGTTTTTATCCACATCGCTGACCCCCTCAGGCGGGATAGATGTCACCCAGCCCTGAAAGCGCTGAACCGTCTTTTCGATGGCCTGCTCGCGGTTAAGTTTGATGAGGTTGGCGCTGGCGAATATGCGGCGACTCAGTTCGTGCCGCATTTCTGGCTTGAGCTTATCGAGAGTAATTTTCGTGGGCCCGTCAGGAGGCTGGTCTTTCAGCGCGCCGCCATGAACAACAAGCTTGCTGTAAATGGACGTAAGGTGCTTCTTTGCAATATCATCGCTGGGCGCTTCTCTGTTAGCGGCAATTCGCAACTGTCGGCACCAGTCGAGGAGTGAGTCCTGCGAGTCCCAGCCGTATTCCACGTAGTAGTTAATGGCCTCGGTCATCACCTGCCAGAGCGTTTTACTCTTCCTCTTTTTCTTCGAGTTGCTGGTTCGTTTGTCCGCCATTATTCAGTTCCTGCGGTGGTGGCTGGTAATTTGAAAGCGCTTCGGTATCAATGATCATCGGAGAATCGCCGTAGGTTTCAGTGTCATTGGTGACATCTGCCAGCCATTCGGTAACCCTGGCGCGATTCTCTGGATCGAGCTGAGGTGCCACAATTGCGTAAAGTGCTGCTGCCTGCTGGATAACCTTGCTGTCGCTCTCCCGACGCTTATCCGGCGACTCGTCCACCAGCTCCTGCCACTCCGCTGTAAATTCACGGCACCAGGCATAAAATGTGGTTTTGTAATCGTCGGTAATGACATCGGGATGATCGTTTTTCAGCGACTCGTAGAAATCTTCGCTCCAGGCGATGTAACGAACGATGCTTTCGAAGAAGAGCATCACCGGCTCGATAGTCTCCCGGACGCCGTCCACGTACTGACTGATAGCTCTGGAATCCTCATTCCCCTCACCGAAGCCGTTAGAGAATGCCTCTTCTTTAATGAGGATGGCCGGGACGTCACTACCAGAGGCGATATTCGAAATGATGTCGTCTCTTGAGGTCGTAAGTGCCTTATCGATGTTTTGCAGATTCAGGGATTCAATAACGTCGTTAGGACCAACGCTGAGCACCCCTTTATTCTTCGCGCCCTTAACATATTCCCGCTTCTTCCCGGTGGCAGCGGACATAATTCCACTCATGACAGAGCTGTTCTGCGCAACTTTCGCAACGATAACGCCTGCCTTCTGGCTAACGAGATCGTCTGCTTCCATTGTCCCAATGAATGATTTCAGCGGATAAAGGATGCGCTGGAATACGCTGCGGCCAGTGAAGCCGAACGCTGAGTTCTGAAATTCGAGGTAAATCGGCGGACCGTTGAATATCTTGAGCGTCCGCGAGGGATGCCAGCTTTTGCCGCTTATCTTTAATGTGGTCTTGGGCTGCTGGAAGTAACGACTGTTCGGGTCCTGGTCGGTCACCATGCTACCGGCAGCATTGAGCGGATCCCAGACGTTGATATAAACGTCCTCTTCACGCAGGCCAAAGGATGGGATCGGGTCTTTGCAGGAGACACCATCTGTTCCCACACCAATGGCAGCGGCACCGTAGCAGCGGGACACGTAGAAAAGGTTTTTAATCTTCTCTGTCATATCCATCCGCTTCCATACCTCTTCAAACTGCCGCGCGACGCGTTCGTCCGGGTCGCTTTTGACGTTGTATGAGCGCGGCTTGCTCATCGCCATATTGATGGGCTTTTCCACCAGCTTTCCACCGAGCGGGTGAAACTGCCAGAGTATCTTACACAGCCCATAACCGACCTCCGCTCCTGGTTTAATTTCATCAGCATCAAGGATTTCGGCCAGTTTTGAGCCGAGGTTATTGTTAGTCTGAATTTCTGCCATTACAGAAGTTCCCTGTTTACAGTGCCTCGTAGTTCCCGAACGCGATGATCAGGCCGTACGTGTAGCAGTCGAAGAGGTCATCAGCGCGTTTATGCGCTTTCGGGTCTGCCAGGTGGAAGCTGGCAATCTGGCGCCAGAGGTGGTTAGCGGTCTTTTTCTTGAACTCGACCGTTTTATCAAAAGCGGGTTTGGCGATTTTTGCTTTACCCTGCCAGTGATGACCGGACGCCAAAACGGCCCTTTCATCTTTGCCCTTGGAGGTCAAAATAGACTTGATGGGCTTCATGTCCCATTCTTCGGTTTCGGCTTTCTGATTGAGGATGGCGCCCATCGCAGCATCTTCCATGAAAACGCCCTGGCTCCCATGACGGGGGCGGCAAATCTTTGCCAGACGCTCCAGATTGTCGTAAACGCTCGGCATGTATTCCGGCAGCAGCGATGCTTTAATCTGCGTCACATCCCAGTCAATGATGGTTATCCGCGGTTCTGAATATGTGCATTCAAATGCGAAGTAAACGAACCCGGTACCGTCGTTTTCGGTGCCACCTTTCAAGGCTGTATCGGCAACGGCGAAAATCATGTCGCAGGTGGTTGGCATATCGACGGGCAGCCCATCCGCCAACAACTTGTTCACGTCCAGCAATGCTTCTTTAGACCAGTCGATAAACATGGCCAGAAATTCTTGCTGCCATACGCGGGGGTCTGTCGTCCTCTCGATCTCCGCAAGTTCATCTGCAGGAAGATGGGGGTTTGATGAAGACGGTGCGTGATGCTCATGGAAGCCGTGAGCCGGGTCATTACATAAGGCGTAGAAAAAGTTCTGATCGTTAATGCCGTCAGGAGTAGAAAACACCCAGGCGCGACCGCGATAATCCACCAGCGTTGGCTTGATAGCGCGGGGCCAGATTTCTTCGAGCATTTCCGGTGATTTGGTAAACGCGGCTTCATCGATCAGGACGCAGTGGTATTTACGGCCACGCCCCGCCAGTTTGTTATCGTCAGTAACCCAGAA